ACTGGTTCTGCATCGTCTGTTCATGATGCGAATCAAAGCTCTATCAATATGACTGTCACCACCGCCTCTGGTGACAGCGTAATGAGGCGCACTCGGCGAAGGTTTCCTTATCAGCCAGGAAAGTCTTTGCTTTCCATTCAAAGCTTTGCTGGGTCAATGCCGGCGAGTGGTGTTATTCAGGAAGTGGGACTATTTGATGACAACAATGGAATCATTCTTCGTGCCAGTGGCACCACTCTTCAGCTAGTGGTAAGAGGAAAGTATTCTGGCGTTGTCACTGAAAACGTTATTAATCAGGATCAATGGAATATTGACACTGCTTCGTGGCTTGATTTTTCAAAGGCCAACATCTTTACCACTGATCTTGAATGGTTAGGGGCAGGACGGGCACGTTGTGGTTTTATTCTTGATGGCGAATATTATTATTGCCATGAATTCCTCCATGCAAATAATATTAGTAGCGTCTATATGACAGCGGCAGTATTGCCACAAACCTATCGCATTGCAAAATATGCAACAAGCGCTAGTGGCGCAACAATGAAGCAAATTTGCTCCACTGTTGCAAGCGAAGGCGGGTATCAACCCTATGGCGAAGTTTATGCAATTTCTCCTGCTCTTGGTTCAATTCCTAATATCACTGGTGAGCGTATCGTTGCCGGCATTCGCATGGCAAGTGGCCGCACTGATAATGTGATCATTCCAGTGAAAGTTGATTTAGTGACGGAGGATAATACCACGATTGAATGGAAGCTTCGTCGTAATCCAACCACTTCTGGCGTTACTTGGACCGCTAGTGCCAATGGCAGGGGAAATGTGGAAACCACCTCTGCTGGCAGCATTGTTTCCGGCGGAACCACTGTTAATGCTGGTCTTTACTACAGCGCTGGTTCAGTGGAAATCGATGTGCAAGATGGGCTTAGCCTTTCCTTGGGCGTCAATGGAAGCGGAGTTAGCGATGAACTGTTCCTTACAGTGACAAGCTCTGGCAACGCTAAAGCAACTGGCATGTTGGGCTGGATTGAAACGCTATAGAAGCTATGCTGGGGCAGCACCATGCTACCCCTTTCCATGGCTTTTCCTTTCGTTGCAGAAGGCGAGTGGTACAAGCAACAGACGGAGCATCTTTCGGACATTCTTGCTGAGCTACTGACAGACGATGATCCAGCAATGGCCTGTAAGGCACTGAGCGAAACCATCGCTTCTTGGGAGGACTACCACGAGAAGGAGCTTGCTAAATGGAAGCGCCTCAGGGTGCTTCTGGGCTTAAGTAATTAACCTTCTTGATAGACGCTAATAAAGACAGTGCCGGTTTTGGTGAGCGGAAGGATTTTGTCGCGCAAGTCAATGTTGTGACAACGCACGCAACCATGAGTGGGGACTAATGGCTGGTTGGGAGCCCATGCTCCCGGCCAACCATTTGCGCTTCCGCCACCATGCACCATAATTCCAGCCCTACCATTGCCGGCTTCTTGATTTTCTAGTTCGACCATGTCAAAGCTGTACCAGCCGTAAGCCATGAGGGTGCGATCATAAGCAGGCTTGTCGCCCACTTTCTCATAGTCTTTGTAAATGGCACCAATTTTATAGATCCCTGGAGGAGTGTCTGAATTTGTAATCTTCCATTCAAAATCACTATATTGTCCACGAGCAAGACAAGGGATTTCCCATAAGAGCTTCCCTTCAAATGAGAAAGCCTTCATGGTTTCCACTGCATCGTTCACAATTAAATGTGAATCGCCTTTCTTAAAGCCAAAATCTTGCGGACGTTTCTTGGGGCCAATCATAGTAAAAGCAGTGCTCTCAGGAGCATATTCCTTCATGAGCTTAGACAGTTTTGCGGGGTAATCGGGATCCGTGGCATACGATTGCTCCTTGAGCATACGCGCCGCTGCATAGCGATTAGGGGCATTATTGATGCCCTTAAAGTGACGATAGTCTTTATACCATCGCGTGATTAAATATTCAATGCAAGCAGCAAGACTAGGGAAATCAATAAAACCAGCTTTAATGGTCACCCATTGACCGTCATACCATTCTTGCGTAGAAGTGGTGGTGCCACTTCCTTTTAGGCCTAGATAATTATGCTTTCCAGAAGTATGATTCCCAAAGCCACTTTCTAGGCAGCATTGTGCAGCTACCAGCTCTGGATATCGAGCGCCATATTTACGAGCAATTTGGAAGCATTCATCCCAGAATGCTCGATTTGACGGCCACATGGCCTCAGCCCTTCACGCGAAAAATAGTCTTCAAGCCTTCAAGAAGAAGCTGAAGAACGTTATTGCTTTTCCAAGGGGAACGATCAAGAATTTGGTCGGCGGCGGCAATAATGATGCCACCAATAACAAACCATTCTGCGCCGC